TCGGGTTTTACAAATCAAAGTACAAAATCAGTAGCTATGGGTTTTGAATCTGGTAAGACGTCCCAAGGGTCTGAATCCGTGGCGATTGGTTATGTGGCGGGTCAACTGTCCCAAAATGCCCTCTCGGTGGCTATTGGTTCTAACGCGGGTCAAAGTTACCAAGCAACTCAATCTGTGGCTGTGGGTGACAACGCGGGTGAGTCGGGACAAAGGTCCCAATCAGTGGCGATTGGTTATGAATGTGGTAAGACGTCACAGGGACCAAGTTCTGTTGCGATCGGATATCAATGTGGTATGTTAGGACAAAATACAAGTAGTGTTGCGTTTGGTAATGAAGCTGGAAGAAATGCCCAGAGATCCGAATCGGTGGCTGTGGGATACAAAGCTGGACGTGATAATCAATCTGCACAATCGGTCGCTCTCGGTTACAATGCTGGGCAGAGCTACCAAGGGTCTGAATCGGTCGCTATCGGTTATGTAGCGGGTGAACTGTCCCAAAATGCCCTCTCGGTGGCTATTGGTTCTAACGCTGGACAGTCTTATCAAGGGACTCAATCTGTGGCTATCGGCGACGATGCGGGTGAACAGATTCAAAATGCCCAATCCGTGGCTATTGGGTATCAAGCTGGACGATATGCCCAGAATGCCCAATCTGTGGCTATGGGCTTTCAATGTGCAACATTTATGCAAGGATCTCAATCCGTGGCTATTGGGTACCAAACTGGTCTTTATTTTCAAGGGTCTGAAGCCGTGGCTGTGGGTTATCAAGCGGGTATGCTTTCTCAAAACACTGAATCTGTGGCTATTGGTTACAAAGCGGGTGAGATATATCAGAATAACCTCTCGGTGGCTATTGGTTCTCTATGTGGTCAATCTCGGCAGGGGTTTTCATCGGTAGCGATAGGTTATGAGGCCGGACAATCCACCCAAGGATCTCAATCCGTTGCTATGGGGTTTCGATCCGCTCAATTTGGTCAGAATACTCAATCCGTGGCTATTGGCTTCAATGCGGGACAATCCGGACAATCAACTGGTTCCGTAGCTATTGGCTATCTATCGGGTGAAGTGGCCCAACGTGGATTCTCAGTGGCTATTGGAACTTCTGCTGGGCGGTCCTATCAGAATACTCAATCCATAGCTATTGGCTTCGATGCGGGAGAGTCCTACCAAGGGGGTCAATCCGTGGCTATGGGTGACAGTGCGGGTCAATCATATCAGGGTTCTCAATCTGTGGCTATTGGCTTTCAATCCGGTGAATTGGGGCAGAATTCATTTTCGGTGGCTATGGGTTATCAATCTGGACAATCCACCCAAGGATCTCAATCCGTGGCTATTGGACATGAATCTGGGCGTGTGAGCCAAGGATCTCAATCCGTGGCTATTGGCTTTCAATCCGGTGAATTGGGGCAGAATTCATTTTCGGTGGCTATGGGCTACCAAGCGGGTCAGAACTCTCAACGCGACAACACCGTCGCTGTGGGGAGCAGTGCAGGTCGGTCCAATCAGGGGATCCAAGGCGTCGCCGTGGGGATCAACGCGGGTAGCAACAATCAAGGTCAGCAAGCCACAGCTGTGGGGTCCGGTGCGGGTCAGAACTCTCAACGCATCTACGCCACCGCCGTGGGGAACCACGCGGGTCAGTACAATCAAGGCTCTCGCGCCGTCGCTGTGGGGGTCGTAGCGGGTCAGAGCGCTCAAGGCATCGCCGCCACGGCTTTGGGGTACCGTGCGGGTAGGACCTCTCAAGGCGCCGACGCCACCGCCGTGGGGACCTACGCGGGTTACAATCGTCAAGGCGAGCGCGCCGTCGGTGTGGGGTTCGAGGCGGGTGAAATCATTCAAAGCCCCTTCGCCATCGCTGTGGGAGCGTTTGCGGGTCAGACCTCTCAAGGCGAGCGCGCCGTCGCTGTGGGGTACAATACGGCTCGGTACAATCAAGGCTCTCGCGCCGTCGCTTTGGGGAGCCACGCGGGTATCTCCAATCAAGGCAGCTACGCCGTCGCTGTGGGCTACGGTGCGGGTCATACCAGCCAACACATCAATTCAATCGCCCTCAATTCTACTAGTTTCTTCTTGAACACAGACGCCGACTCCGCCTTCTTCGTGAAACCTCTCCGCAACACGGGTGGTACGGCGATGTATTACGATACCTCGAGTGGTGAGATTTCCTATTCCACCTCCGACGATCGCATGAAGGTCAAGGAAGTGCGCATCAAGGACGCGACCACGACGCTCATGAAACTGTCGCCACAAAGCTACTTCAAAAAGTTCAAATTGGATGAACCCGACATTTCACATTACGAGTCTGGTCTCATGGCACAAGACGTGTGGTACGACGCCCCAGAATTGAGACACACAGTCCATTTGGGGGCGTACGCCGATCCGACACCAGAAAAGCCCCCAGCCCCCAGTGATAATCTCGAAGACGATCCCGACTATTCCGCGTGGGGAAGTGATCCTGCACAAGTCCAATACGATCAACTCATTCCGTACACGATCAAGTCCATTCAAGAAATCGTCACCGAACTCCCTCGTTCAAAGACCACCGTTTCGAACGTGTGGGGTCAAAACATTGTGGGTTGCGTCGTGAGTGCGAACGCGAACGCCCACAAGACGACCGCGACACCCATCGTCGCCCTCTCGAATGTCTATATGGACAAGAAATGGTATGGGGTCGTGTCTAACAAAACGACTGATACCAACGATTACGATACGCTCGTGGACACCAAGGGTGATACTCAAATCTGGGTCACAGACGTCGGTGGACCCCTCGAATCGGGGGATCTCGTGACGACGTCCAATGTGGCTCCCGGGTATACACAAAAACAGGGTGACGGCGCTCTTATGAACTATACAGTCGCCAAGGTTACCCAAGACTGTGATTTCACAGAGCCCGTGCGAAGGCCCATTCATGTGCCAAAACGAGAAATCTCGAATGTGGTGTACTACATTCAAAAGACTGAAGTCATCGCCGATTTATATGAATACGAACAAAACTTGTGCGAACGACGCAAGACGAAGAAAATCGAAACCGTGTATCGAAAGATTCACGAGGAGGGTCTCGATACTATGTATTTAGACGCCGATGGCAACGAAGTGAGCAAGCGAAAGTACGAGACGGTTAGTGGCGGAAGTGTGGTGACCTATACCGACGTGTCTGTTGACGCGTACAACGCATTGACACCCGAAGAACAAGCCGATTACACCGATACACAAAAGACTGTCTACTACAGAGTGGACATTGTAGAGAGCCCCGTGGAGTTAGAAGAAGGTGCATACGACGAAACTGAGATTCGCCAAGAACTTGTCGATGTCCTCGATGAAAACGGTCAAATCGTCTGGGAAGAGACGGGTGAAACCGAGCCCGTATATACCCTCGTGGATCACGTCAACTACAAGGCGGCGCTCGTGTCTGCGAAGTTGGTCTAATGTCGTTTATTAGACAGGGGTACACATAAATACAAACTTTTTTACCAAGTTTCATAAATCAAACGAGGTAAAAAAGATACACTTTTTACTTTTGCATGGAATCAGTTATGGCTAAAATAAGAACACCCGCGATGAATGCCATCACGATGTAATTACACTCGGTTTCTTCGAAACCCATCCTGGGTTCGGGCTGTTTAGCGACAGCCACCTGTGGTTGTCGCACAGGAGGTTCTTCCTCCAGGGGACAGTAACCTATCATTTATACTGTATCTAGAGATTAATTTCTGTCTTCTTCTTTCGCCGGGTCTTCTTGGGTTTGGATGCATCTACATTTACTTCTTTCACCTCCCCCCCTGTTGATTCTCCTGATATAGATACGATGTCCGACATATCATCGTCGTCCAAGTCTGGCTCTGAACGATTCGCGATAGGTGACGTATTCATTGGGGGCGGGGGTGGCATCATAATGCCACCCATAAGACTGGAAATATCTAAACCTGGGCCTCGCATTTCATAATTGCCTGTACCACCAACGGGGGCTGCCTGTTCAGGTGCTCTCGTTGTGTTCTGAACAGCGGTCATCATATTTTTAACAAGATCTGGGTTTTGCTTAATGACATCATTCATATTTGGTAGTGCCGACTTGAACATGCTATTTGTCAAGTGGAACATCATCGCAGATCCACCAAGCATCATGATGAGGCGGATTTCTGGGGCAACGGTGACCTTGGATCTATACTTCACGTAGAGTTCTTCGAACACTGTATCATAGTCATCCACATTTTCCATCACACTCTCCGACCATCCCTCGAGTTGAATTTCAAATGGGTTGTACCTTTTGTTTAAGAACTCAAGACCCGTCACACACGCAACCAACATACGTCTCGAAAATCGAATTGATTGTTCGACGTCTATACTATATGTGATACGCTTAACTTCTGTACGGAGTTCGTCTACACTTGAATATGCCGTAAGGCGCTTATTCACGGCAAAGCCTTTCTTCTCAAGGCGTCCAAGTTTATTCAAGAGATCACTCTTTTCCTCGTCGATTGAATTGTACCCCTTTGAGGGTTGTTCCTCCTGTCCACCAGGGGATTCGTCGTCGTCAAAGAACATTGGTTCGTCTTCACCGTAATCAATCTCTTCATCCATGCGGGGTTGTGCTGGGGCTGATTGTTTGTTTGGATTTACAAACGCATCCATCGCCTCTTGGTGTTGCTGTTGTTGCTGGGGTCGCTGTTTGTAACTTTCAGGATTATTTCGTTTCACAGGCTGAGAACGTGGAATTGATATTTCAATTTCATCCATCAGAGCTTGTTCGTCAGCGTCAAGTTTCATGACATGTGTACTTCCTCTGTCGAGTACGATTTCTTCGTCCATCTACTCTCTATAGGGAAACTATTAAATTACCTTTAACGCACTTTAGAAAAAATATGTACACATAGTATAAATGTTTACGTTCAACAAGGCCAACCGCAATGCGATCACATCCATCTTTGTTTTGTTGGCGATTATCGTCGCACTCACTGCCACGAGAAGTACCTACCAACCCAGACCAATCGCCATTAAGGCGATCAGTGAAGAATCCCTCTTCAACCTTGAACACAAGATTGAGTGTACCGCTGGAACAGCTGGTGGGGAATCACCATACAGCAAGTCTTTGACTCCAGGTGGTATTTGTGGTGCTCAAAAACTTGTCGATGACCAAGCTGGGTATGCGATCGAGGATGGAATTGGCGGATCTTTAATCTAAGCTAATACTAAATGGCTTTGATCACTTCATTAACCGAGAGTATCCCGGATCTCAACTATGAGTACCATACAATTACCATAGATTCAATTGGCCAATCCAGTGCCAATACATTTACGTGTTATCTTGAACAACCTATTCGCAATGTTGTTCAGGCCAGACTTCTCGCGGCTCACATTCATTCTAATATTTCCACCGAACACTGTTACATTTCCATTGATGAACTTGACACCAACTTCAACGACCGTGCCTCAAATACACTTGGTGGTCAGTCGACGATGACAGTTCTTCGCAACTCGTTTGCGAGTCTTGTTACAGCGGGTACGGAACTTATTACATTCAAGGATGACTATCCCATTGTGACGCAATACATTGACCCAATTCGTAGCATTGATAGATTTAGAGTGGCAATCCGGGACCAAAATGGTGCTACGATTAAGAACCCCGACGTCGCGGGTCACAACTTTTTAGTTATTCGATTCGTGTGTAGAAAACCAAACTTGTAATTTTCTCGTATTAAAGTAGTATACAATGTCTGCGGGTATTGTTCAACTTGTATGTATCGGTGCTCAGGATGAATACATTGTTGGAAGTCCGGAGATATCATTCTTCAATTCGACATTTAAGAGACACTCTAATTTTTCGCAATCCATTGAGAAGCAAATTATACATGGACATGTGAAAAATAACTCTCTATCGACAATTCGTATAGAACGAAGTGGTGATCTTTTGGGATACACATACTTTACGATTGATAACGGTGGTCAAGCCATGGACACTACAAACTGGGAAAGTCTCATTGAAAGTGTTCAACTTGTGATTGGCGGTCAGGTGATCGATGAACAAGATTCTACATTTTGTGAAAACATTGCGGTTGATCTTCTTGCCCAAAATCTCAGTAAATGCTCAAATGGGCCACACCCGGGTGGTAGTACCGCAAGCTCCTACTTCTACCCACTTCGATTTTTCTTTTGCGAGGGTGCGCAATCCGCGATACCACTCACAGCACTTCAATATCACGATGTTGAATTGAGAGTACGATGGGGATCAAGTGCTGCAAACTATAACTGGGAATGTCATTCGAACTATTATTATCTTGATAATGAAGAGCGTGGTAATATTGCGTCGCGTAGTCATGATATGTTGATTTACCAAGTGCAAAAGAATATTGGTTCCGGGGATCACATTCAAAGTCTCAACTTTAATCACCCAGTAAAGTTCATTGTAAGTTCAAACAATAGTGGAACAAGTCCTTTGACGTCCACATCAAATCGAATTAAATTGAGTATAAATGGAGTTGATCTTTCAAATTACAAATGGGCGAGACCACATTTTATGGATGTTTCGCACTACTATCACACAAACTATGTGACTTCACCCGATATATTCATGCATCCATTCTGTATCACAACAAGCCTTCACCAACCAACTGGATCTCTCAACTTTAGTCGAATTGAAAACGCTAAAATACATAGTGAAAGTCAAATATTAAATGATACAATTTACGCCGTAAACTACAACATTCTCAGGATAGAAAATGGTATGGCGGGTTTGGTGTATGCAAATTAAAATCAGGGAATATATAAATGGTTAAAACTACTGGTGTAACCCAACCCACGCACAAGGTGCGTCTTGGTCGTTTTACAGAGTGTGATCAACCACATAATTCAATAGTACTTAATGCTTCGAATGCAAATATTGACAACATCGAACACAGTGGATTTTATGTGACACCAATTAGGTATGGACATGCGTCCAACCTTCTCGCATATGATTGTACAACTAAAGAAATAATCGATGTCGGTGGTCAAAAATTGAAGATTTCTTCACTGGAAGTGGAAAATCTCGATGTTGTGAATTCAAATACGATTCATAGTTACTATGTGGATAATCCAATTTTTGAGATTGCAAAGGGTAATACAAAAAATAGTGAAGACGTGGGCATCATTATGCGTCGAAGTGGTGGCGATGTCGAACTAAAGTTTTCGGAAAAGGACAAACACCTCAATGTGAATAAGGATCTGAAAGTTGATGGGAATATTCATGCTCGGACATTTTACGGTGATGGGGGGCTTCTCTCAAATGTTCAATTTGATTTTGAAATTGGGGATACATTTGAAAATATCAATGTGACCAATGCACTGCGTGCAGATGGTGGTCTTCTCTCGAATATATCAATTCAGCAATTGAAAGATCTCAATAATGCATCATTAAATCTCAATAGTGTGTATGTTGAAAAAGTCATACATGGGGGGTCAATTGTCTCGCGATCCAGTGTCATCGCACCCACATTTATCGGGGATGGACAAAAACTTACAGGCATTGCACATACCAAAGATTTGGAATCAAATGTGAGTAGAATTGAAAAACTTGAACTCTTTCCATCTCGCGTTGAGTTGGTCGAGTTGGACGTCAAGGGGGTTCAAGACGAAATAAAACGTATCGCACCCCTTGAAGAGACAATCATCCAAGTTGCACACGCGATCGATGCATTGAAGCCACTTGAACCAAAAGTTCAAATGCTTGAAAACTATGTGACATCGACATCCACCCACCAACTTCCACAACGCATGAGTTATTTGGAAAAGGAAGTTAAATCTATAAAACCTACAATTCCAGATGTAACACAAATCATTCGAGATGTGAATGCCGTCCGAGATACACTTACATCTATACCTTTACTCGAAGATTCTATCCGAACTGTGGAACGTGTTATTCCACGTGTACGACACCTTGAAAGTATGATTGGTGGGATAGATACAAATGCATCAAAGATTTCGGGTTTAACTACAAAAGTTACAACGATTGAATCCACCATAAAAAAGATTGACGACATTGAACCCATACAATTACAATTGAGTACACTCGCGCGAAATACACCCAGTCAAATTAAGTACTTGGAAACACATGTATCCAAGCGTATAGACGATATCGCCAAGGAAATTGTGCGTTTTAATCCACTCGAATCCCTCGTGTCAAATATTCACACATCCGAAACTGACATCTCTACACTCAAAATACAACTTCCTACCATTGACACTCGAATAAAGATCCTTGAAGATGTACCAGTCCCAACTCTACACAGCGTGACGTCATGTCAAAGTAACACCGTAAATACACTCACACTTGAAAATCAAAATGTATCGTTAACAACTTTTGGTAATATTGGGGTGGGTACAACCCAACCAACATCAAAAATATCTATTTTCAGTTTACCAAATGCCGTATCACAATTGGGTGAAGTCGATGCGATTAAAATTAATGAACTCGCACAAATTAACGCGTATACCAAGGCTAACGCGGGTCTAAGCTCCGGTCGCCCCGGTGGTCTAGTTTTCAAAACAAAGAGACCTAATGGTGAACTTACAGATAGTATGACTATAGATGGTAACGGTTCAGTCACAGTTGGCTCGTCGACACCTTGTGCGTCTGCAGCACTCGCGATAAACTCCACAACGCGTGGTTTATTAGTTCCCCGTATGACGACGGAGGACATTCAAAATATTAAAAAACCCGAACCGGGTCTCATAGTGTACGATATAGAATTGGATACATTTATGGGATACAAAAAGACTGGTTGGACTCAAATGTAATAAATTAAAATGACTTATTATATAAATGGTGAAGAACTTGAACACTATTGAAAGATCCGAGAGGATCAGAATAGGTAAATACACTCCAGATGAACAGGCGGAAAATTCTATAATCATCAATGCGTCGTCAGAAATTATTGATGCACCTGTGAGTGGATTTCACGTAGCCCCTGTTCGTTACGTGTCAAATGTTCTATCAAACACACTAGTATATAATACAGTGACACACGAAGTTGTAGATTCTGGGGAAAATATAAACAGATCACTTGACGATGTATTAGCTGTCAGTAATGTTGCATCATATACAGTTGAATTTCAAAATACAGCGACAAGTTTTGTGACATATGGACCGGTGGGTATAGCTAATACAAATCCAATACACACCGTTGATATAGGTTCGAATGTATTCGTTGATGACACCGGATCAAATGTAATGAATATCACAGGTAATGTATTTGTTTCAGACACCCTATTCGTCGTGGGTAACTTGGAAGTTTTGGGGGATACAACACTCACAACCCAACAAAATCTTCTCATTGATGATTCCATTGTTGAACTTGGTAAAAACAATTATGATTCGACGGCGGGGTTTGATCTGGGTTTTGTGATGACACGTTCATCCGCACTGTCAAATGTGGGTATAGGTTACAGAGAGACCCAAGATGAGTTTTTCATTGGATACACCGATAATAATGCATATGAACATTATTTAACACCCAATAACGACAATAACGTTAAAGTTCACGTGTATGGTTCTCTAGTCACGAATTCGAATGTCGGCGTGGGAAATACGTCACCGACGCACACGTTAGATGTTGGTTCAAATGTATACATTGATGACACGGCGTCAAATATTTTAGTTGTTCGGGGGGATACTAAAATTGATGAAACACTATACGCGAATAGTATTTCAATTTCAAATATTGCAACGATTGGTGGAAACTTAAATCTGTTGTCAGAGTTGGATGTCCTTGGGGATGTACACGCATCGTCAAATCTAGAAGTTTCCAAGGAACTCATTATTGGTGGGAATGTACACGCGTACTCAAATGTAGATGTGTCGAAAGAACTCAATGTCTCTGGGAACGTGTATGCTTCATCAAATGTTAATGTATCAAAGGCGCTCAATGTTACCGGAAATACAAACGCATTCGCACAACTCAACGTAACTGGGAATGTATATGCATCATCAAATGTCAATGTCTCCAAGGAACTGAATGTGACCGGGAATGTATATGCATCATCAAATGTTGACATCTCTAAGGAACTCAATGTGTATGGGAACGTGTACGCGTTATCGAATGTTGATGTCTCCAAGCAACTCAATGTAACTGGGAATGTCTATGCGTCATCAAATGTCAATGTCTCCAAAGAACTGAATGTCACTGGGAATGTGTATGCGTTATCAAATGTCAATATAACAAAAGATCTAAATGTCACGAGACATATTTACGCAGGCTCAAATGTTGTGGTATCTAAAGATCTTGCAGTTGTTCGAGATATTTACGCATCAAATATAAATGTCAACAAAGATCTTACGGTCACCGACGATATCAGAGCCTTATCAAATGTTGATGTCTCACAAGATATCAATGTCACGGGTAATGTGTACGCCATGTCAAATGTTATTGTGTCCCGAGATATTGATGTATATGGAAACATTCACGCGTTGACGAATGTAGATGTCTCCAAAGATGTAAATGTCACAGGTAACATATATGCGTTATCTAACATTGTTGTATCACACGAGGCTGTGGTTCGTGGTGATTTGTACACACAAGGAAATGCATTTATTACGAAACAACTCACTGTAACTAGTAATATAAATGCCTTGTCAAATGTGGGTATAACAAAAGACCTAACGGTAGATGGAAATGTTTTTGCAAAATCAAATGTGAGTGTTTTGAAACAATTGGATGTGAGTGGAAATGTGTACATGAAATCAAATGCCATCGTATCAAAGCAACTACAAGTAACGGGTGATATAGTTGCTTCTTCAAGTATAGACGTGACGAGAGATGTAAATGTAACACGGAATGTAAATGTTACGGGCAATGTTTCAGCTTCATATTATAATGGAAATGGTAGTAATTTGACACATATCACCCTTGAACAGGTCACATCATATGGAAATACAACGTCTAACACGATATTTTTCAACAACCCTGGAACAGCTGTGGTTACCGTGGGTGATATGGGTGTTGGCACGGATACACCCGATTATACACTTCACGTCGCGGGGGATATAGGTGCGGATTCAAATATATCCGCGGTTCGGTACTTTGGGAGTGGTAGTACACTCACGGATATAACACTTGAACAGGTCACGTCATACGGAAATACAGCATCAAATACTGTAGAGTTTACAAACCCAACAACGGCATTAACGACTGATCTCACCTCAAATGTTGGCGTCAAGTTGGATCAGTTGGCAAATGTTGTCATAGGGGAAAAGGCACTCGCCAATGAAGATATGCTTGTGTATGATGGTTCCAACTGGACGAACCAACTTCAAGACCACACATTCCTCTACGCAAAGGCAGAGGAGGTCATTGATAAAGGTGACGTTGTGTATGCGACGGGTACAATTGGGAACAACACATTCTCTATTCGGAAGGCACAATCCAATTCAAGTGCCACAATGCCTGCCCTTGGTCTCGCGTACCAAGATTTTACTGTGAATGGTGAGGGTCTCATCGTGACGTTCGGACGCGCCGATGGAGTGAATACAGATAATTTCCAAACTGGTGAAACCGTCTATGTGAGTAACGTTACCGCGGGTGTTCTTTCAAATGTGAAACCATATGGCGCGACCGATCTCATTCAAAATATTGGTTTGGTCGTAAAGGGACATCCAAATTCTGGTATTGTATCTGTCACAGGTGTGGGTCGTTCAAATGATATTCCAAATGCCGTCATTGAAACGAGTAATGCAAATGTGAATTATGTGTATGTGAATTCTGTGAATAATGACCTTCGAAAGATTGATCCACTGAAGTTGCCAACAAAACTTCAAACTCTTGCACAGGTTGTGAACACTGGGAACACCGTAGCAAACACAATTAACGTCACAGGTCTCACGACAACTGGGAATGTGAATGTTGGGAGTAACATATCTGTGGCGAGTCTTACACCCAACTATTTACCGATAGTTGATGCTAATAATTATCTTGTAGACTCCCCCATACGAAAGGACAACGGGAATATTATCATTAGTGCGGATACAGAAATTACAGGTAATTT